ACAAAAGAATGCTAGAGGCTATTCGTATAAACAACATAGACGAAATACTGAAGAAGCCAGATGATGCAGCACGAATTGATCCTATAACAGAAAATACTGCACTCATGTATGGTAAAGCTATAAGAGCCTTTCCAGATCAAGATCACGATGCACACATTGCAGTTCATCTTCAGTTCCTACAAGACCCAATGTTAGCTGGGAATCCAGGTGCTGCGGCTATGCAACCAATTATGATAGCTCATATTGCTGAACATATAGCGTTGTTATATAGACAAAGAATGCAAGCAAGTATTGGCGTATCATTACCAACATTGCCAGAGCTTCGTGACCCTAAATTTAAGTTCGAAGATATTAATTCAGATATGGATAGGATAATAAGCGAAAGAGCAGCAGAGGTTGTGGCTAAAGCACCTCAAATGCAAGCGATTGCACCTCTAGCTAAAATGATGGAGCAACAACAACAACAACAACAAAACCCATTACAATACGCACAAGAATTAGCGAAATTAGAAGCTGAAGCCCTAAAAGCAAGGACTGAGGTGCAAATACAAGCTGACCAAGCTAAAGCACAACAAAAACTAGCAATTAATGAAGCAGAAGCGAAACAAGATTTGCAGATAGAGCAAGCCAAGCTACAAGCAGACTTACAAGCAAAAGTAGCCAAGTTGGAACTTGAACTGCAGATGGAGCGTGAAAAAAACCAAGTTGAAATTCAAAAGGAGATAATGAAAGATGCCAATAGTAATAACCCCATCAGGTGAGTATGTTGATTCAGTAACAGAAAACCCAGTACAAATGACAACCCCACCTATGGACAACATGGCACAAAGATTGTCACAAGGTATGGGTCAACGAAACTTAGATCCAGGATCAGTTGTTCGTGAAGGCGAAATGGCTAGAGAAAACATACCATCAAATATGGACATGGGTATGAATAGCATGATGCCACAATCAGATATGACAGACATAGACAAAGTGCGTTTACTTATGGATATGGGTCTAAATGAAGTAGATGCTATTGAGGCAGTAGTTAGAGAAAGAGGTATGGGTACAGTTAGACCAGAAGAGTTTGGTGGTCAACAAATGCCAGCCCAACAACAACAAGCACCTATGCAACAACAAATGCCAATGGCGAGACCTCCAATGCCATCACCAGGAATGGGAGTTTTACCTTCAGCACCACCACCAAGACCAGATATGAGTGGTATGTCTAGAGAGCAGATGGATATGTTAAGAAGAGGTATTGATCCTTTTGCAGAAGGCATGGTCAGATAAATGGCTAGAGGCGACCAAAATGGAGCTTTAGGTAGTCTAACTGAAGATCAGTTTGGAAGCCTTTCAAGAGGCTTTGATATGACTAACCCAGTTGCGTCACTGGGAGGATTGGGTGTTAATAAAAGTGGAGGAATTAGTGCGGGGTTAGGGGTTTTAGGTTTTTCTACAACACCAGTAGGTATAGCCAACACAGCATTAGATGCTTATGGAAGATATAGTGCAGAAAAAGCAGCTCAATCAGCACTTGGTCAAAACAGAGGTTTTATAGATACAGTAACTGGGTTGGCTACAGCTAACAACGCTATGGGTACTGCAAGAGGTATGGCTGACACTAACAAAGATGGAAAAGTATCTCAAAGAGAAGCTCAAAATTTTGGAATGCAACAAGGTAAGATGACTGCCTATGGAGTTGGGCTTAATCCTATGTCTGGTTACACACCAAATACTGTTTCAATACAAGGTCTAGCTGGGTTTGGGTTAAGTACACCAACCACAGGAACAGTAAACGCTATGGAAGCTCCATCTAAGGGCGTAGATCAATTTGGTTTTAGCACAACGCCAAACACATACACAACTGCACAAGCAGAAGCAATTGGTCAAGGAATTGGCAAAGGTGTAACTGGGCTTGGTGGGGGTAAAGGTGGTAGTTATAGTGGCATAACAAACTTTACACAAAACCCAGGAATTGATAAAAATGACCCTAATAGCACAGGAGCATCTACAGGAATTGGTGGCTCTGCATCTGGGGTTGAAGGCATGGGTGGCACAACATCTAGTTCAGCAACTGCTGGACAAGACACAGCAACAAGCGGACCCACTGGAACAAGTTATTCTGATGATGCACAAGGTTCAGGTGGTGGTGGTGGAGGTGGCACATACATATGCACTGCTCTTTATGAAATGGGTGATATGAAAAAATATATCTACAAATACGATCAGATTTATGGAAAACGTGTAGACCCATTGGTGTATAAAGGTTATTGTGTATGGGGAGAATATGTAGCTACAAAAATGAGAAACAAAGGGTTAGTCTACAAAATCGCCAAGCCTTTAGCGTTAGCTTGGGCAAAACAAATGGCTTATGACTTATCTAAGGGAAGACATGGTAAGAAGAGCAAGGTAGTTAAGGTTATAAGTAAAGTGGGCGAAGGAGTTTGTTACGCTTTAGGTTTTGTATCTAATATCAAGCAACTTATAGGAGAAAAATATGGCTGATATCAATATAGAGAACATGGAAGAGAACGCAGAACTTTTCATGGAGAAGATGGGTTTTCCTCACGATGCACCTGGTTTAGAGCTATCTGACGATCAGTTAGTTAACTTTTTATTATTATGTTATCAAGGTATGATGCTTCCAGACGAAGAAGAGGAAGAGGATTACGAAGAGATGGATGGAGACGTCAAGGTCAAAGTCATGAAAGTAGATAGTGGCGATATGAGAGGCGTCATGGATGAGATACTTGGTCATGGCTCACCAAAGATAGGAATGTAATCATGCCAGGAAAAGTATATTCACCAAAACAAAAAAAGATTGCTAACATGGCAAAGCCAAAGAATAAGCTGACTGGTGCTGATTTTAAAAAACTAGCTATGTTAAAGAAAAAGAAGTCCAAATCAAAGAAGGCTTAAATGGCTAAAAGTAAGTTTCTATTAGAGTTTTTGACTAAGAACTTTAAGCCTTTATTCAGTGAGAATGAACTTGGTGCTTTAGGTAATATTGCTACTAGAGACGATTTAACAAAAGAATTTGGCACACTACCAAGCTATGAGATTACTGGTGATCAGATTAGAGATGCTTTTGGAAGTAAATTTAGAGCGATAGATGCCTACAAAGATAATGCTCTACCTTTTCAAAGAGGTTATACTAAACTAGTTCGTGACCCACTTGAGGGCTTTTCTATGACTGCAAATGTAGGAAGTTTGCCCAAAGACCCTACATTAGTAACAGACGCCTCAGTTCTTAAGGGTAAGACAATCATTCCATTGGTTGGAGATAGGTCAGTCAGAGGTGCAGAAATTACTAGTATTGGTGGAAAGAAATTTGAGAAGCCAGTAAAAACATATGGTGGCGTGCAGTTCATGGATGATAGCGAGGCTGCTTGGGCTTCTGATTTGTCACCTATGAGGTCAATACAAAATATAGCACAGACTGTACAAGATATGGGTGGTAAGCCAGTAGGTATGACAACTACTATGTCAGAAAGAGGTGCAGATTTCTCATTAGACACAGCGAATTTGATTATTGAATCACTTAAAGCAAGTGATCTATCTAAAAACAAGCTAAACAAAATGACCAAGCTTATAAAAGACACAACCATAAAAGGTGAAAAGCCATTTAAAAAAGTTCCAAATTTAAACAACATGGATGAGTTTGCTAAATACTTCAGAGGTCTTCCTGGAACAACTAGAGTTGAGATGGCAAAAAGAATGGATAGTGCACAACTCCAAGAGGCAGGGGCACCAGATATTGGTCAAATTAGGATTGCAGTTACTAATCCTGGAATGTTAGCAGAAGACTTTTTAGGTATGGGTGCAAGATTTGTAGATATCGATCCATCTTTAGGTGTTTTGCCAAGCAAGCATACAACATACAAAAGTCAGATTATGAAAGCACCAGATGCTGAGACATATACTTTTGGTACAAATATACCTAGAACTATCATGCTTAGAAAAATGATGGAAAATAGAAGAGCCACTGGTGATTATGGGAAGTTCAAACCAATGCCACAAGATTACAGAGGTTTGGTTATGAAGCCACAAGTAGAACAAGTAGACCAACAGTTAATAGATGAGGCGTCTAAGTTCCTAGAAATACAAAGAACACTAGGCGATGAAGAAGCATACAAATACGCTCAAAGTTTGATACCAGCAACATAGGAGTTATTATGGCTAAAAAATCAGGATTATACGCTAATATACATGCTAAGAGAAAAAGGATAGAAGCAGGCAGTGGTGAAAAGATGAGGAAAAAAGGTCAAAAAGGAGCACCAGAAAAAGGCACTTTTGCTAAAATAGCAAAACAAGAAAAGAAAAAGAAGAAAAAAACAAGGAAATCATAATGGCAAAAGGCGTTAATCATTATTTTAAAGATGGCACTAAGTACACTGGAGCAACTCACAAGGATGCTAAAGGTAAAGTTATGTCAGGTGCTAAACATACTAAAAACAGTAAGTATTTAGTTCATATGAAAGATTTATCGGCAGTAGCCAAAAAGAAGGCAAAGAAAGCTAATGGCTAAGTATAAAGGTAAAAGTGTATCTCTAAATAAGCCTAGAAGAATAGCTAAAGGCGAAACATCCTATGGCAAGAAGAAGTCAGTTGTTTACGTTATGGATGGCGATAAAGTAAAGCGTGTGACATTTGGTGACCCAAACATGCGAATCAAGAAAACCCAAAAGGGCAATAGAAAAAGCTTTAGGTCTAGACACAACTGTGACAATCCAGGACCGAAGACAAAAGCTAGATATTGGTCATGTAAGGCTTGGTAAGATGAACCCATTTGGTGTATTTGCAAAACTAATCAATAAGGGCGTAAGAAGCAAAGATGTAGTGCCATATCAAGGTGCTGGTGAAGTTTTAGATGCTATGCCTACTGAAGAACAATTAAGAGAGCTAGGCAACCTACCAACTGAGAAAGAATTAATAGAAAGAGGTTTTGACCCTAAGACTTTCTATCATGGTAGTCCAGAAAAAAACATAATGGAGTTTGTGCCTCAAGCTTCTGACAGAACAGCTTTTGGAGGCTTTAGAGAAAGAAGAGTAGGTGAGCCAGTAACATATTTTAGCGAAGACCCAAGATACACAGTAGGATTTGCACTCAAAGGCAAAGGTGGCACAAGTGTGTTGGATGACAGAGGTAAATATATGTACAGTACGCCTTCTTCTACTGCACGAATATATCCAGTAAAATTAAAAATAGATAATGTTTATAACTACAAAAACCCACAACACCAAGAAATGTTAGAAAAAGAATTAGGTCAAAGCTTAGATATGGACACAAAGATTGGAGACCCTTTCAAGTTGCAAGAGCCAGACATAAGTAAAGCTATAAAAGATTTGGGTTTTGAGGGTTTTCTTACTAATGAAACAGCAAGATTTGGCAATAGGACAGTTGGTTTATTTTATCCAGAGAAGGGCAATGTAAGAAGTGTGTTTGCACAATTTGATCCTGAAAAGGCAGACAAAGGCAATATATATGCATCTATAATACCACCAGCGACTACTGCAGTTGGTTTGGGTGCACTTGCTGGATTAGAGGATTCAACATGAGTGCATTAGGTATACTAGGTAAGCTTATAACCCAAGGCACAAAACAAGTGAGCCCAGGTGCTTTACCTAAAAATTTACAAAGAGCACAAAGTCAAGGTTATGATGTAGATAATAAACTTTATCATGCAACTAATGCTGATAAGATAGATGAGTTTAGGACAGATTTAATTGGCTCAAATACAGATGAAGGTTTTTATGGTAAAGGGTTTTACTTTTCCCCATACAGTGGTGAAGCTGGTTACTATGGGAAAAATGTTGGAGAATATGTCGTAAAGGGAAACATGTTAGATTTAAGAAACACAACTGATGATTATACATTAGGTGGTGTCAAAAAATTTGTAGATTGGGCAAATAAATTAAACAAAATAAATATGTTAGATGATGCAACAGAAAAAGGTTTGAAGGGTGCTGAGAAATTATTAAAATATTTTGATGAAAACATAGAGTATAAAATAGGTCAAAACCCAGATGGTACAGATGGAGTTTTTGCTACTATCAAAGACCCAACTAGAAAATCTGATGTTTATAAAGACAAAGAATATCCTTTTACAGTTGACACAAAAGTTGATGCAAGAGGTTTTTTTCCAGAAACAAAAGAACAAGCTAGAGAGCAATTGTTAAATGGATTTGCTTTCCAAATGAAAAAAAACCCATACAAAGAAATTGATTACTTTGAAGGTTGGAATGATGACATTTACACATCTTTAAGTGACTATATAAGGGTGGGTGGAAAAGGCTCAGCCGAACTGACAGAAAAAGCTAAAAAGTATGGCTATGATGGCATTTTAGCACCAGGTGATGAGGTTGTTGTTTTTGAGCCACAAAACATAAGATCAACCAGTGCAGAGTTTGACCCTAAAAAATCAGATTCAAAAAATGTTATGGCGTCAATGGGTGGCATAACAACTTTAGGTAGTTTGGGTGCTCTGGCAGGTTTGGATGAGGGCACATAATGGTAAAGCCTATAGTAAAAGGCATCACTTACGTTGTAGATGCTTTAGGAAACAAGATAGGGGCGTTACCAAGCACTAGCAAAAACATTAGTGAGTATTCTGATATTATTGACCAAAGTGTACGATTGGATACACCTGACGCTTTTAAAAATATATTTCATCAAGATAAAGAGTTCGCCAAAGGATATGGGGGTGAACTAAAGTCTGGGGCTTTAAAATTTGGTAGTGAGGATATACCACCATCACTGACAGACAAAGAGCTTAATGATGCTCAGAAAGAGATACAAGCACTTACACAAGATTATCTTAAAGACTTACCAGAAGAAGTAACTGTTTACAGATATGGCGATTTAGATAATGAAAGTGGGGTTAGTTCCTTTACATTGAACCCTAATTATAATGCTGACCTTAGCTTGCCTTGGCAAAAGCGATTGCAAAGTCCACTACAAGCATTTAAAGTAAAGAAAAAAGATATATTGGCGAGCCCAGACATAAACACCTTTTTTGGAGGTGGCAGAACATTTGATGAGCAAGAAGTTATTATTAGCAATGACAAAGTAGGGGCGTTGCCCAAATCCTTTAACGATTTAAGAAAAGGTGCAACTATTAGAATAGATAATCCACCATTCTTAGATGCAATAACTGGTGAAACATATATAGCTAAAAAGATTAGGGAAAACAATGAATACAAAGCATCAAACCCAAGCAATGACCCTATAGGACTAGTGAGTGGTATAACAGGTTTTGCTGATAATGTTAAGTTTAGCCCCCAAGAGCTTATAAACATTAAAGGTCATGCTGAAGAAGAAAAATATAGAATGTCTGGGCCCAGATTGGAAAGCCTAAAAAAATCCATAAAAGAAAAAGGCTATCAAGGTGCAGAAAAAGGTGGAGACAGAATATTAATACATGTGAGGGAAGATGGCGTACCTTTTATAACTGAGGGTAATCATAGAATGGTAGAAGCTTATCTATCTAATAGACCTTTCATCGCCGCTGATGTAAGATATCTAAGAGGATCAGAGAATGTGGACGGGCCGCTAAACCCAAAAAGAATTGGCATAGACTTTGGTGAGGATAAATAATGGCTAAAAGAACAAAAATAAAAAAAGTAGCTAACGCTGAAATAAGAGCTGCTAAGAAATTTTTAGAATCAAAAGGCTTGGAATCAGATGAGGTAAGCCCAAAGAAATTTGCTACTGCAGCTAAGAAGCTAGATAAAGGCTTTCAAGAAACTCTAGAGATATTGGCAAGAACATTATCAGCAGGACAAGTGTAATGGATATTAAAAGCTTTTTTAGTAATTTAAAAATGAAAGCACCACAAGTTGATATTAGTGGTGGGCGTTCTGTAAATCAATTTGCAGTTAATTTGCCAACTAGCACTCCTAACATCACAGAAATAAAAAACAGAGCTAGTGGTAGTGTGGATTTAAATTTTGAAGCTCCATCAATGGTTGAAGGTCAGCCCACTGTATTTGGCATGGGTGGTAGTGGTAATTTTATGGAAGGTCAAGTTAAATTTCCAGAAGAGCTACAAGTTTATGGTGCTCCTGCAAGTCAACAGTTTGGGCAAGGATTAACAGTTGATCAGTTAAGGGCGTATTTAGGTATACCAATAACAGAAAACACAAGCTTAAATATACAAGGTCAAATAAACCCTTACTACTTTGATCCAGTGGATGGAACGCCACTTGGAAAAGAAAAGAATATTGGGGCAAATATAGAGTATAGGTTCTAAATGGCTGAGACTGAGCTAGATAGATTTTTTAGAGAGAATAGAATAAGGGAAGCACAAAGCGTAGAGCCAAGTGTTTTTGAAGACCCTAGATATGCTTCTATGATATACAACTCTAGCGTACCTCTAAATCAGTTAGAGAAGAATATACAACAATCCCAAGGTTATATGTTAGAGCCTTACAGCCCTACCATGAGAGACACAAGTCAAAATTATGTGCAGTCAGCTTTAGAATATTTGAAATCAAAAGGTATTGTAGGGAAAGATGTTCGAGAAGGCAAAAGAACGCTTAAAGGTACAACAGAATCATTTACTGGAACAGAAGATAGTATTGGTCTTGTTGATGCTACACCTATAGGTTCATTGTTTGCTGCTCAAGAAGGGCAAAGAGCACTAGTAAAAGCTGAGCCAGATGCATTTAAAAGGTCAATGGCAACATTAAGTTTCATGCGAAACCCTTTTCAAACATATCTAGATAGACCAGATATAGCAGAACCAGCATTTGATATTGCGTCTAGTGCAGTCGAAGGTTTGGGGGTTGCTTATTTAGCTAAACCAATAGCAAAAAAATTTAAAAATTTTGCTAAATCTTTAGCAGATAAAATCAAAGGTGATACAGAAGTATCTGCACCAACCATAGGGGCGTTACCTAAAGCTGAACCTAAGATGTTAGCAAGTACAAGAAGAATGCCACCAGGTGGTGGTAATGTGATGACTGACCCTAAAGTCGTTGATGAGTATGGTTTTTACTCAGAAGCAGAGCGTCAAGCTAAGATGATGCAACAAAACAAAGGGTCAGGAGCACAGTTTGCTGGTTTTTTATTAAACAAAGGCGTAAAACAAGATGAATTAGATGCAGTTGGGCTTACTGATTTATTTGAAAATAACTCTAATGTAACTAAAAAAGACATTATAGATACAATAGAGTTAAACAAAGTTGCTTTGATAGAAACAAAAAAAACTAAACAAGTGGGTGATGGTATAGATCCAGATGAATATTTTGCAAGTGAAACATTCACTGATATTAGAAAAGGTGACGAAGGATTTAAAAGTGCTGATGAAGTTAAAGAGGCATACGAAACAGGCAATTACTCAAGACCTACAATAGAGTATGATGCAAAGATTTTTGAGGGTTTAGACGTTGAGCCTAAAGAAATGAAGTTGTATGGCACTATAAATACTCATGTACCTACACAATACAAAACTGTAATGTTTGAAAATCTAGATGATACTGCACAAGACGTAACTGATATATATTTTACATTTAGACCAGACGCTGATGTAAAAGATTGGCGAAACTCTGTTGAGGCTGAAGAGTATGTCGATGAAATAAATAATAGGATTAGGACAGAGGGTAGTGCAGATGGGCAAACTAAATTAGCAGAAATAAAAAACCTTACAATAGATGACTTAGCAGAAATTATAGAAATGCGAACTCCTCGTAGTTTTGATGAGGCTATGGTTAGGCTTAAAAGTGCAACTATACAAGATGGTGTCTATGATCCAGGTAGTATTGCTAAATGGGAAGGAAGTACACAAAATGGTGGTACTAACTACAAAGAGTATTTATTGAGATTGCCACCAAAAGGTGAGAATCGTTTTGGTGAAGTTCGATTAGAGAACCCTAAAATATATCAAAAAGGAAAAGATTTTCAGTACAAAACACACTTTGATGAATTTAATCCAATATTTCATATAAGAACTAAAGATAGGGTATCGTTAGATGGTAGAAAAATACTATATGTCGAAGAATTGCAAAGTGATTGGGGGCAAAGGGGTGCTGGTCGAGGTTTTAAATTAGAAGGAAGCAAACTTAAACAAGCAGAAAAAGAACTGAAAGATGTGCAAAAACAAATTTTAGATTTGAAAAAAGGTGGTGTTCAGCTTGATGGCTATGAACAAGAAACGCTTTATAAATTTGCTTTTCCTGATAGACCACCAATTAGAATACCATACAAAAAACCTAAAGACTTTCAAGCACAGCACGAAAACCCTGCTAAATATTATGATACCAATGCCAATGTTAAAGATTATGATTTTGAATATTCTCAAAGTCGTATGCCAGAAGAGTTCAGAACAATGACATTTGGTCAGTATATGAATTTTTATGATACAATGGGTGAATACAGAAAAGGTGAACTTAGTGATCAATCATTAAAATATAGACTAGATAGTATCATAGACAAAGATAACTCTATAAACAAATATTATGATGATAAAGATGCAGATTTCTTATTTGGGCAAATAAACCAACCAAGATTTAATGCTGATGGCAATAAATTTATGAAAGAGCTATCTAAAGATTATTTAAAAAAATCGAATCAAATTAAAGGTGGCGTTCCATCCGCACCATTTGTGACAGATAGAAATAAATGGACTGGTCTAGCCATAAAAAGACTATTGAAGTTAGCAGATGAAGGTGGGTATGATGCTATTGCCTTTACGCCAGGTGAAGTTCAGTATGATAGATGGGGTAAACTATCTCTTTTAGATTACTACAATAAGATAATACCACAAGTTGCATCCAAGCTACCAAAAAGTCTAGGCGTAACCACTGAAAAAATAAAAATACCAATACCTAGTGATAAAAGTTTAAGCATAACTGAAATGTCAGATGGTAGATTTTATGTTTATGATTCAGGAGATCAACCTGTTGAGCAATTGTTCGATGAAAGTTTTCGTACTAGAGAAGAAGCGAGAGAATTTATTAAACAAACTTTAGATATGACTGAAAAAGGGCAAGAAACTTTCGCAATAAACATAACACCTAAAGTGAAGGAAACAGTTAGAGGTGGTATGCCATTATTCTCAGCTACTGGAGGTGCTCTAGGTTTAGGTGCTACCATGAACAATGAAGACTATGGGGCACTAAGCAATATGCCTAGTACCCAAGCCAACGCTACCTAGTTTAAGCTTACTAAAGTACCTACAATCGTTCCTAACCATATAGCCTTATCAACATGCATATTATTTAATTTGTAAGAACAAGAACTTAGTGATAATAAAAGCAAAATTGTAATTACAAAACTTTTCATTTAACTCTAGCCTTTCTTAATAGTTCAGCACAAATTACTCTATTAAAGTTGTGCCTATTAATTAAATATTTATGCAAAGCCTTAATATTAGTCTTAGCTTTAATACAAAGAAGATACCCATAGTAAAACCTTTGTGCATCCCTAGAGATATAAGCGTCACCTATGCATTGAAATACTGAGGTGTGCCCTTTTATCATACTCATCATTGTCATGCCTCTACCCTCTCGTAATAAGAGTTGATAGTCCTAATAGCTTTGACGCCTTCCCAATATGAGTATCTAGTATCCCAAGTATCGTAAACAATGCCATCTTTCATAGTCATCATATGATTGTTTATGCAGACAATAATGTTCTTGAGCTTACTCAATTGGTCAAGTCTTGTCCTTTCTTTAGAACCAAACTTAATTAATGGCACATATCGATAGCCTTTTCCAAGAATATAATCATGATACACCTTCTTAAAATTACCATTTCTAGGTGTGGCACTTTTCATTTTCTTAGATACTTTGTTGTTTCGTGACTTCTTATAGGCTTTGTTGAGTTGGTATAACTCGTCATAAATAACCTTATAGTCAGTATTGGTTGAGATGGAGATTGCCCTTACGACACAATCCCCAGCATTACCTTTGAAATACATAGACCTACCACCATCGTGGTATCTGTAATCTACATCCATTAGCAACCCTCCCTATATGTTGACCAATATTCATCCCAAGCCCAATCGCAAACATCCCTAATCATATCTGAATATGAGCTAACTATAACCTTGCCATTTGCCAAAGACTTAATTTTAGTCGTTGCCTTTTCATATAAATCAGTAACATGTTCAGAATCAGAAACCATATTTACAGTAATACTATCAGTTATAGTATTTTCGATTTCCATTAAATAATCTTTATATTTACTCATTTTATTTAGTACCTCCAACCATAATTGAAATATTAACAAATTGTACTGCTTTGTGTTTTGTAGGAAAAGTTCTTACAAGATTACCATTGTGATAAGCAACCCACTTACAGCTCTTATCATTTTGAACAGAGCTTCTGATTACTTTCCAATCTCTAAATTTAAAATTCATTTGTTTCTCCATATTTTGTTGTTCGTTGAAATGATTCTATCACATACAAAAAGCAATGTCAACCCATAAAAAATGTTAAATAAACCCAAATTAGATGTTGACATATGTATTTACATTTGCTATAACAATTAAATAGACGAAAAACGATTAACAAAATTTGGAGTAAAAAATGCAAACAGTTTTATCAAAAGAAATCGTAGGTTATGGTAGTTACAATAGTTATGTAAATAAAAAAGGTCATCCTACAAATATTCAATTTAACTTTGAAAGAATACTTACTAACAATAGATCAGTGCATATATATGGTTGGGATACAGACACTCCTATATGGAATATTAAGTATACTGAAGATGGTTATAATTATGAAGTAGTTGGTTGTGTTACTGCTTTTCCTTTAGATGGCGTAAATGCATCTATTAAATGGAATGATGAGGACTACACAATATCTAGCGATGATCCTTTTAAGGCGTTTGTAGATATCGTTAATTTAGTTACTACGACTATTACAGAAGAAGAGAATCAAGCATTTTATAAACAGTATGGTTATTAAGGAGAAAACTATTGTTAAAAGCAAAAGTAATACCAATAAATTGGAAACGTATTGATGAAAAGACTTATCAATACGATAATATGGAAATATCTAGCGTAGGGGATATCGAAACTGGTATCCCATTTGAGGTAAGAAATATGATGATAAAACGTGGGTATAATACACTTTATACCTCGTTTGATTGGGAAGATGTAATTAATTTTGTAGAAACTAGGGGGCAAACACTGTAAAATAAATAATCTAATAGACTGGGAGGTTTATTATGAAGATATTATTAACGCTAACATTGTTAGCAGTTGTCACTATGTTCGCCCATAACTGTCGCAGTGATGAGGTAAACTGTTTAGCCCTCAATATATACCACGAAGCACGAAATCAGCCTACAGTGGGCAAATTAGCAGTGGCAATAGTAACTATAAATAGAGTTAAAGACGAAAGATTTCCAAACACAATATGTGGCGTAGTCCTTCAAGGTAAATACCAAAACAATCACCCAATAAAAAATAAATGTCAGTTTAGTTGGTGGTGTGATGGTAAATCAGACAAACCAAAAGATTTGCAATCTTGGGATTATTCGTTACATTTAGCTAAGTCTATACATGAAGGGCATTTAGATAATATAGATTTAGTGAAAGATGCCACACATTATCATGCAATTTATGTTAGACCTTATTGGGTTAATGCCAAACGTAAGATAAGGATAATAGGTGATCATGTCTTCTACAGTTGGGAAAAATAACTTTGACTTCTGTAAACAATGTGGAACTAGATTAAAACAAGTACAAAAGAGATATGCCGCTAGGTGTTGCCCAGAATGTCTTGTTGCTGAAAATAGACCAAACTATGAATATTCTATGGCATGTAAAGAGGCTATGAACCCTAATAGCGATGAATCAGATGGGGGAAACGTATTCGAAGACGACCCAAAAGCAGTCAATGAAATAGAGTATGGCAAAGTTATAAAACAGTCAGTAGGTTATGTATATACAGAAAGTCCTATGGCTGAACCAATTGTAGATATAAAAAAATAATATTTGGCTTTTATAATTAATTAGTTATTATATTTGGCATGAATAGAGCATCATTTCCATCACTAATGACGAAAGGAAACAAAACAATGAAAATGTATGGCAAAAAAGCTAAGAAAAAAGTTGTTAAGAAAAAAGGTAAGAAGTATGGAAAAAAGTAAAGATGTAGAGATTTTAGTTACTGGCGTCTCTATGTCTGGAGAGGTTAAACTAAATGAACACAATCGAACTACTGAAGAGAATAAAGAACAACCTACGAGAACAGAAATCTGCGATAGCAGAGAAGATGATTGAGGGAAGAGAAACAGACTTTCAATCATATCAAAAAGACGTTGGAATAGCACAGGGACTTGAAGACGCTTGTGCTATTATCGACAAAACATTAACTGATTTAGATCAAGGAGATGAATAAACATGTCTCATCAACATGACATAGCGAAGCTATACACCGATGAAGAGTCAAAGGCTACAATCGGTTCACACCAACTACCAATACCAATGGGTTGGAAAATCTTAATACAACCAAATCAAGCCAAACAAAAAACCAAAAGTGGTATAATACTCCCAGAGAAAGCAAAAGAAAACGAAGCATATCTTACTGCTCATGGGATTGTTGCATCTATTGGTGAGCTTGCATATAGAGAAAGAGAAAGTGGAGCAAGTTGGCGTATTTATAACAAGCCCAAAGTAGGAGATAAGGTTACTTATGGTAAATATGCTGGACAAAAACTTACGATAAATGGCGTAAGGTTTCTCTTATTAAATGACGATGAAGTTACAAGTATACTGCCAAATGGCGTAGACGTAACAGCTTATGTATAGGGAGATTGTATTATGAGCGAAAATTCCAATCCTATCGAAGAGATAGAAAAAGAAATTGAAGAGACAAGGCGTAAAGCCAAATCTGAGAATTTTGAAATAGAAGTAACTGACGAAAAAGAAGTTGAAGCCCAAGCTGAAACTCAGTCTGAAGAAGCCCCTCAAAGTAAAGAGGAAAAAGACAAACAGTATAGTGAAGCAGTGCAAGCTAGACTTAATAAAATGTCTGCTCAAAGGCGACAAGCAGAACTTCAAGCTAAAAAATATCAAGAAGAAACTGCTACATTAAAGGCAAGGCTAGAAAGACTAGAAAACTCTAATAGTCAACAGCAAAACCAAAGGCTGCAAAGTGACTTTGATAGACGTTACGCTCTAACAAAAGAAGCTTTGAAAAAATCAGTTGAAGAGGGCGACACTGAGGCACAAGTTAGTTTTTCTGAACAATTAGCTGATATGAGAGCAGCAGTCAGAGTTAATGAACTGCAGAATCAACTAAGGCAACAACAACAAACACAATCGCCTACAGTTGGCAGAGCACAACAAGCTGCAGTTAATCCAGCACCACCTAAAGCTATGGGTTGGTGGCAACAAAACCAATGGTTTAACGCACAAGGTTATGAAAGAGAAACGGCAGCAGCTAGGGCTATAGACGTTCAACTAGATTTGGAAGGATATGACAAGAACTCAGACGATTATTACAGTCAATTAAATAGTCGTTTACAAAAGGTCTTTCCAGAGTTAGTATCAAGTAACGACCAAAGTATGAAGAGTAAGAGTAGAAAAATAGTAACACCAACTACGGGTGGCTCATCGTACAGAGGTAACAGGGTTCGCATGACGCAGGATCAGTTACGAATGGCTAGAGAGCTTGGAATTAATGACGAAGCTGGACTTAAAAAGTACGCTTCAGAAATACAGAAAAGTCAAAGGAGTTAATCATGGCTGAAAATAGAAATGTAAGAGCAAGTGAAACCCGAACTGGTGTTCGAGACGAGGAGTCAAGACCTCAGACACATTGGACACCTCCAGCGTTGTTGGATGCACCAGAACCGAGACCTGGTTATGTTCAACGATGGGTAGCTACCTCGATTCAGGGGAAGGACACACCAGATAACGTATTTAAGAGAATGCGTGAAGGGTGGGAAGCTCGCCCTGCTAGTACTGTGAAGAGTAAGTTGTTCCCAACTATAAATCATGGACAGTGGGAAGGTTGTATTGGAATTGAAGGAATGTTGCTTTGCGAAATGCCTGAAGAGAAACATAAGCAGATGAAAGCTTATTACTCTAATAGGAACGTAGAGCAAAATGAATCACTTGCAGGCGACCTCGATGCATTAGGGCAAAGAACTGGACAACGAATCTATCAAGAGAGGAAGAGTTCAGTTAGTGGTGGCAGACAAGTGTCTGCTATGGAAGACTAACTATTTAACTAGGAGATAAAAAATGGCAAATGTTGATGCTGCTTTTGGGTTTGTACCCGTACGTCATCTTAGTGGTAATGGTTACTCTCGTGCAAATGTATATACAATTACTTCGGGTTTAGCTGAGAACATCTTTACTGGTGATCTCTGCATAATCACTGCAGATGGTGTAATAACACCTCACACTGCCACAGAAGTTAATAATATAGGCGTTTTCGCAGGAGTGTCATACACTGCTTCAGATGGCTCTTATGTTTATTCACAATACTGGCCGTCAGGAACTGTAGCTACAGATATAAAAGCTTACGTTTATGATGATCCTTATACTGTGTTTAAAGTTCAATCTGCAGGAACTACTGCTCAGACAAACATTGGTAACTGTGCTGATGTCGTGGCTGGTGCTGGTTCTGCAACCACTGGACAATCTGGATTTGAAATATCAGGAACTATGGCGGCAGATGCTGCTACAGCAAAGATCATAGCTCTGTATGACGCCCCAGACAACGCCTTTGGTGCAAATGCAATCATGGAAGTTCTTATCAATGAGCACTTGCTCAAAGATAGTGCTGGAATATAAGGGAGATTTAAACAATGGCAATGAATAGAGCACAATTTGCAAAAATGCTTGAGCCTGGTTTGAATACCTTGTTCGGCTTAGAATATGATAGTTACCCACCAGAGTATGCTGCAGTATTTGAAAGCAACACATCTCAAAAAGCATTTGAAGAAGATGTATTGTTGACAGGTTTTGGGGCGGCTCCAACTAAAGACGAAGGTGCAAGCGTAAGTTACGATAGTGCATCACAACAGTGGACTGCAAGATATCAGCATGAAACTATTGCTTTAGCTTTCTCAGTTACTGAAGAAGCTGAAGAAGATGGTCTTTATGGGTCAATCGCATCTCGTTATACTAAAGCACTAGCTAGGTCTATGGCTTCTACTAAAGAAATCAAAGCTGCTAATGTTTTAAATAACGCAACCTCAACAAATGGTGGAGATGGTACTACACTTTTAAGTACAACTCACCCAACTCAAAATGGTAACCAAAGTAACACTTTAGCTACTGCGGCTGATTTATCAGAGACTTCATTAGAGAGTATCTTGATAAACATTGCAGATATGAAGGATGACAGAGGATTAAGAATTGCTGCACAAGGCACAATGCTTATTATCCCAACTGCTTATACTTTCGTAGCTGAAAGATTGCTTGAGAGCCAGTTAAGAACAGGAACTGCTGATAACGATCTCAACGCTATCAAGTCTGGTGGATACTTACCACAAGGCTATCATGTGATGAGAAGATTAACAGACAGTGATGCATTCTTTGTTAAGACTGATGTTCCTGATGGACTTAAGATGTTCCAAAGAAGCCCAATGAAGAAGGGCATGGAAGGCGACTTCGAGACTGGAAACATTCGTTATAAAGTGAGAGAAAGATATTCTTTTGGTTTCACTGACTGGCGTGGTGTTTTTGGTACAGAAGGTGCAGCATAAGAACCTCGCACATGGAGAGGGGCTAGTCTCCTCTCCTTTTACTATTAACCTTGACTGCATAAGCAGACACTAGCCACGACAAGGAGAATAATATGGCTAATACAACATTTACAGGTCCAGTTATATCTAACAATGGATTTCAAGTTGCCCCAGTAGAACTTGCTGATGGTGACATTACAATTACAAAATTAACACATGGTGGAAGAATTAACTTTGTTCCAGATGGTGGGCAAGACAACACATATACACTACCAGCGCCAGAAGCTGGGGTATCTTACAGATTTGTGTATGGTGGAGCCGCTGCCGATACAACAGACGCTATATTTGTATCACCTGGTAACGCAAACTTTTATATTGGTGGTGTAACTTTCTTAGACACTGACAATGAAATTAGTGCTGTGTTCTCAGATGGAAACTCAAACAGTAGCTTGCAAATAAATGTGCCAGCAGGATTTGATGTGACATTTATAGGCGTTGATAGCACAAATTATAGAGTGATGGGTTCTGTTACTTCTGCGACTGCACCAACGTTTGCTGACCAATAATTGGGAGGTATAAATGGCTGATATAACAACCACTACTACTATTGAACAGAATACCAGAGAAGCTATTATTTCTTTTCAATATCAGTATGTAGATACTGGAAACGAATCAGCAGTCCTTAAAATAGACGTCTCATCCCTAACACCAAACGCCAATGGCGAAGCTTGTACAGGGGTGAGAATTTTAGAGTGCTGGTGGGTGCTACATGGCTTAACAGTAGAAGTCCTAGCTGACGCCTCTACTGATATTATCATGTTACATCTTGCAGAAGATCAACAAGGGTATCAAAACTTTGAAAAATTTGGTGGGTTACCTTCTACCAAGTCTTTTGGCACTAGCCCAACTGGTGATGTAAAATTTACTACGACTGGTGCTGGGGCAGTAGGAGATTCTTACCAAGTAATTCTTAGAGTGTCCAAAGATTATTAAGGGGATTAAATATGGCTCAAGTATCTTCAATTAGTAGGGTTGGAACTACTGAGCCATTTTATCTTCAAGTAGCTCGTAATCAAATATCATTTCACAAATCTAATTTTAAATTTGGTTTTAATGCTGATGTAGATGATTCGTTAGAGACAGTATGGGCACAAGGTGGTTTATATTCGTATTTAGCTTCTGCTTCTGTACTTAAAGTCTCTAGCTCATCAACTGCAGATACTTCAGCAGGAACTGGTGCTAGAACTGTAGAGCTTTCTGGATTAGACACAAACTATGATGAAATAAGTGAAACAGTTACATTAAATGGACAAACTGCAGTAAATACAACTAATGAATTTTTAAGAATTAATAGGATGGTTGTTAGGTCTGCAGGAAGTGGTGGACAAAATGCTGGCGTTATATATGCAGGAACTGGTACAGTCACGACTGGAGTCCCAGCAAACAAGTACGCTACTATAGCTATAGGCGACAATCAAACTCTAATGGCATTGTGGACAGTTCCAAGAGGTTATACTGCATATCTATTACAGACAGATATAACTGTAGCGACTACACAAAATAACAAATATTGCACAGTTCACTTGGTAGCAAGACCAGAAGGAGAAGTGTTTCAGATTAAAGATAAATTTGTGAAGGCAGAAAGTTCAGTACATCAAGGATACACCATACCCTTAAAGTTTGAAGAGAAGACAGATATTGAAGTAAGAGCCATAGGCGACAGTGCAGGAGCAGACATAGCGATATCTGCAGGATTAGATATTATATATATACAAAATGATGGAGCTTAAGTATGGCAACAAGTGGTACAGTTGCATTTAGACCAGATGTAGAAGAAATAATCACTGAGGCTTATGAAAGATGTGGAATAGATATTCAGACTCGAACTGGAGATCAAGCTATATCTGCAAGAAGAAGCATAAACTTATTGTTTTCTGAGTTTGCTAATAGGGGCATAAACTATTGGACTTTATCACAAAACACCTTGCCATTAGTTAATGGCACTACAAGTTACACACTTCCAGTGGGAACAATAGATATATTAGATGCAGTTATAAGAGATAGCTCAAGTAATACAGATCAAATTATCAACAGAGTTACAATACAAGAATACAATCAGTTACCTAACAAGGACACTGCAGGAAAACCTAGTCAGTACATGATAGATAGGCAATACACACCAGTCATTTACTTTTGGTCAGTACCTAATACATCCACATATTCTTTGGTATATTGGGCTATGAACCAATTAGAAGATGTAACATTATCCAACCAAGATGCAGACATACCTTATAGATGGAACGACACAATATGTGCAGGATTGGCATCTAAACTTGCTATGAAGTATGCACCAGAAAAATTTCAATTGTTGAATGAGATGTATGAGAGGTCTTTTAACTTTGCGGCTGCCAGTGATAATGATGGCGTAAGCTTGAGGGTTCAGCCAACAGCGTTGAATATGACATAATGGCGAAATTAGCTAGTGG